GGCTCAACACCTACTGCCAATTTAGTAGCTACTCCACCATTACCAGAAGTTAAATAACCTCCATTACCAGCTTCATCGTCTAAATGTTCTCTAATATCTAGTGTGTATGGTCTTACTGCATAATCACCAGATTCTTCGTGTGTTCTTCTTGCTAATCTTGAGCTTAATTCTGTTCCACCAGTTTTATCAGTTGTTTCTACCTGAATAATTCCATTTTCTATTTTCATTAATAGAATATAATTAGAGTATGTGGTATTAGGTGCAGTTAAAGATTCCTTAATTAAAGAAGTAGCAATTTTATATCTGTGAGCACCAGGTGCTGCAAAATTTGGTGTACCTTGAGCATTATCATTTAATGAACTATCTGAAGCACTATCTAAATCGAATGTTTCAATTACATTTAATCCAATAATATAACTTGGAGTATTTGTATATTTGTCTAAAAGAAGAGATTGACCTGCAACATAAACAAAAGTTCCTGCTATAAAATAAGCACCTTCTTCTATGTTTGCAATTGCGCCTTGTCCAATTGGACCTACTGATGTTGCTCCAACTTTACCAAATATAGCTGAACCGGCATCATTAGAAAATACTTCATCTGCAGCAAATTTTTGAACTGTTTTATTTGAACCACCAGCATTAATATATCTAACATATAATGTATTGGGATCAGATCCTGTAGCAGCAATAGCATTAAGTACTAAGGCTGTAACCTGATTACCACTATTAGCAGTACCGGTAATTGTTGAACCAATAAGAGAACTTAAATTATTTGACTGATAAGTCGTATTATATGTGGTTGAGGAATGAGTAAAAGAAGCATTCGTTAATTTAATAAAGTCATATTCAGTATTAACTGTAACTTTACCACCAACAACTCTTGAACCATCTTTAAAATTATATTGACCAAGCCTATCTAATTGAGATTGAAAAGCTGTCTGAAGCTGAGTTAATTCTCTTGCTTGTACAGCATGTCCAGGCCTAAACTGGATTCTATGATAATTTTTAGTTTCATCATAGTCATCGTAGTATGGTGCTATATTATAATTTTTTACTCGTGTAATTCCCATTTTATTCCTCTTTAAATTCTAATTTCTAGAATTCGACAATTAATTTAATGTCTTCAATCTGTGATGATGATCTATTAATAGGATCTCTATTTTCTAAGAAGATCAATTGACCACTATTTCTTTTAACTTCAGGACCATATCCATTTGCAATTGTACCAAAAGCATCGCCAGTATTTAATGTAGCACTACCACCATTTGGTAATGTTCCAGTAATGGTATCACCAGATACAAAATTACCAAATCCAGTTTTTTCGTTTTGGTAATAATAGAGTACTTTATTGGATGTATCTATTTCTACTAAATAAGCTTTTGCTCCACTGGTCGAACCACTGATAACTTGATCAACAGCAAATCCAGTAAGAGAAGCTCCAGAGTGTAAGCGCAAAGATCTTCTAGCTCTCAATGTAGTTGCTGAAGCTACAACATCAGATCCAAAATTCTGTGGATTTTTAATTAATGCAATTTGTCTGAAATCTTGACCTACTGTTAAGTCACCACCTTCTGAACCAGAAAGCTGAGTATTAATAGCAACAAAGAAAGCTCCTAATTCGGAAATAGGATCTGTACCATGTCCATTAGGTGGAGATATAACTGCTCTTGCAGTTGCTAAAGATCCACCGCCGCCACTGATTACAATATCAGCAACGTTATAATCTGTTCCTTTATCAGTAACAGTAATAGAAGCTACTGTTTGGCTTGAGCCAGATCCGGCCATCACTGCAGTTGCAGTAGCACCAGTACCATCACCAGTAATTGTAACAGTAGGTGCTGAACTATAATCTTGTCCAGCTGATGTGACTTCTATTCTTTCAATACCAGCAGCTTTACCATGACCTAATGAATTAATTTGAGCCGTTTGGTTAGCGTAGTTAACATCAGTCGTAGCAAACCTACCAAAGGTAAGTGTTCCACCATCAGTTAATGATTGAGCACTTGATAGCGTAAGTGTAGTACCACTAATGTTTGCAACCGTAACCGAACCAGAGATACCAGCACCTGTTACTAATTGACCAACTTTAATGTTAGCATTTGCTGCAGACAAAGTAGCTGCAGTTGCAGAACTTGTAGCACCATTAACTGTAGCAGTTGTTGGATAACCAAGTGTATTAACTGGCATATATGAATTCGTTAAGAATTTTTCAGCATCTACTACTGTGACAGTGTACATGTATTTCCACTTATATCCATCTGATTCTGAAGTTGGTTCTGTATTAATATGTACAGGTTCTATTGTAGAAGCACCGGCTCCAGCTACGATACACTTATAAACTTTAAACTCGGATGTGATTATGTAAAAAGCTTTGTCGTATATTGTAGCATCATCTGAATCCCATGCAACATAAGATCTACCAGAAGTCCATGTATGTCTATTAACTACGTGTGCCACTTCTCCGGCGGTTACTTTTTTCATACCAATCATTTGCTGGTATGCTCCTGCTATATTGTCAATATTATCTAAAGGAGTGAATGGTGTAGTATCAGTAGTATCACTAGTTGAATTTGACCAAACATCTGATTTACCGATAGCGACATAAACACTACTAGAGGCCACATCCTCTTTAAAGTTTTGAGCATTGACTACTCTAAATGGTGTTGTTACTATTGCTGTCATTTTTTATTCCTGTGCTATAATAGCTTTGTTATTAAATCTATTTATAATAGTTCCAGGGAAGTTTTCAATAGTTTTGTCACTAAAAAAGCTGATTGGATATCCATTATGAAACTTCCTAGCGCTATCAAAATTACTACCTTTTCTATTAAAGTAATTATTATTTATAAGGGTTCTAAAGTTGTCGTCTCCAACTTCTGTTGCAACATGATTTAAAGAAAGTATAAGAATTTCTTTGACTTCTTTTGCTCTTTCTTCAATGTTAGTTGGTGAATTAAATCTAACTACTGGATCTCTTACATAACCTCTACCTTGATTTGTAATTGTAATACCAGTTATTTCTCCTTTATGTATTGGATTATCTTCATCTGATATATCGTCTGCTGCAGCAATTTGAACCGTAGCAGTTGCGTTCACATTTGTAGATAATAATACACCATCTGAATCTGTTGCAGTAGGTGGTCCAATTTCTATTCCGGGAGCCTGTGAATATGTTTTATCACCAAATGGACCAGAAGTTTTAATGCTTGTTACTTTACCAGCATTAGCATTTGCAGCAGGACTTGCATTAGCAGAAATATAATTACCTCCACCACTTACAATAGTTGTTCTTGCAATTCTTCCATCAACATCTACTTGACAAGTAATAGTTGCATTTGATATTGATTGTCCTGGTATAGGATCTCCTGTTACTGTTACTGCTGGCCCAGTGAAAAAGTCTTGACCATTAATTGTTTGTTTTGTTGCTGGATTTACTGGATATCCAAATCCAGGATTGGCTATACTTACATTTGTAATTACTCCACTTGGATTAAGCGTAATAGATAACTGACCTGAATTGCTTACTTTAGATTCTAAATTTGGTAAGAAGAAAGATGTAAATGCTTCAACAAGTAATGCAACATCTTCTGCGCCAATAACACCAGGCTGTAATCCTGGCATTGAAGATAAAGTTTTTCTATTTAATCTTCCATATAGATCTCTATATGAATAAATAAACCCAGGTTGATTTGGAACTGGTATAGATCCAGTATTACCCTCATTAATACCTGTATCTAATTCAACTGCTTCTTGTCTTATATTATCTCCAAGAGCAGCACGAGTTAATTCTGTTAAAATAAGAATTTCACCAAAGAATATAAATCCAGCTGGATGTACTAATTTATCAAAGGCTGTTTCCCAGTCACTTAAGTTTTTACCAGTTCTTACTACATAAGAAAACTTTTGATAAAATTTTGAATCTTGTAATTTAACATTATCAGATAAGAATCCTTTATGATCTAGGTATTGGTTTAACCCTTGATCCCATTTACCTGAAGAAGGTATTAAAGTTTTATCGTATGGAAATTCGGTTTCTACATTTTCATCAAATAATAATCTAAAGAATATTTCAATCGAATCTGATGTACCCTTTAGTTTATAAAAGTCATTAATATTTTTGTATAGATTTCTTTTATTAACAGTCAAATCTCTTGGAATTGC